CAAAGGAGTGTTACATTTAGAGCAATCCAAGAGAGGTGCTACAGTTCATCTACCCATTAGTGATGATTTACTTGAAATGCTTGTACAACAGAAAGATGAATATGATTTTCAGAAATATGTTGCACCCTATCCTAAAGCCCTGAGAGGCTTTTACAAGCCCTATACGTTGACTAGGCTATCTATAGTAGCTAGAAAGGCAATGAAGCTCTGTGGGCTTCCTGACGAGCTTAGAATAGCTGATTTAAGACGGACAGGTACTACTGAAATGGTTGAGGCAGGAGTAAGTATGGGTCAGATAATGTCAGTTACAGGTCATGCTAATCCACAATCTGTTAAACCTTATATGAAAAATACTTTAGACTCTGCAAAAAATGCATTGACAATGCGAAAAAAGTATGATATAAGCACAGATAACGTGCCGAACAAAGAACTATATAACATATAAGTGGTATATTATAAATGAATATATATAATTATGTAAGTGATTTACAGTTAAGTGTTGGCGAAAGTAAAAGAATGAATTGTCCTAATTGTAATGGATATAAAACTTTTAGTGCTACCAATAATATGGGTAAGTTACTATGGAACTGTTATAAAATATCTTGTAGTATATCAGGTTCAGCACGTATCCACTTATCTGTGGATGATATAAGAGATGCCATTGACCCTAGTGTACTAGATGATGATGTGAGCAACTTTAGTTTGCCTGATTATGTTGTACAACACAATGACAGACCTAATGTATTATCATGGTGCAAGAAATGGAACATTGATACTGACAAAGTTGAATTGTTTTATGATGTAAAAGAGGATAGGGTTGTGTTCCCTATTGTACATGACACTAGAATGATTGATGCAACAGGTAGGTCACTAGGAAAAAGATTACCTAAATGGAAAAGGTATGGAAAAAATAACTTGCCTTTTGTTTATGGTAATGGTAATGTGGCAGTAGTTGTTGAGGATTGTGTTAGTGCTATCACAGTAGGCAGTGAAGTATATGCAGGGGTAGCAGTGTTGGGTACATCATTAGCTGAATCACACAAGAGATACCTTTCACGATTCTCAACTGCTATTATAGCACTAGACCCTGATGCAGTACCCAAGACACTAGCATTCGCAAAAGAACTGAGAGGTTATGTGAATGATGTAAAAGTGCTACGAGTTATAGATGATTTAAAATATAGGAGAGAAGAAGACTTTGATAATTTAACTAAACTAACCCCAAAGGAGTAACCAACATGGAATTATCACTAATAAGAAGTTTAATGGATAAAGAGTTTTATCAGGAGCATAGAGGAGCTAAGTGTCCTGATAGATTATTCAGTAAAGATGTAAGGAAGATTAAGAGTGCCATAGATAAAGCTATGGATAGGTATGACAGGTCAGTAACACCTGATGAGATTGAAGCCTTGTTCATGGCGAATAACCCATCAATGACTACTGCACAGAAACAAGCATACTCTAGTTTGTTTAAACAAGTAAAGAAGGAGTTGCCACTTGGAACAGATGTCGCACAAGAAGTATTATCTAAATTGTTTCAGCAAGTTGTTGGCGAAGACATTGCTAATCTCGGCTTTGACTATGTTAATGGTTCTAAATCCACTCTTGAACCTCTTAGAAATGTTCTTGAGTTATATGCTGATGATTTTACTCCCAATCTAAAAGTAGAATGGGATGACATAAGTATTGAAACATTGCTTGAGAGAAATGATTTAGAAGCTAGATGGACATTTAATATACCTTGTCTAACTAGAAAGGTAGAGGGTGTCAATGCAGGACACTTGATTGAAGTAGGTGCTAGACCTAATACAGGTAAGACATCTTTTCATGCTAGTTTAATTGCAAGTCCTAATGGTTTTGCTCATCAAGGTGCTAAGTGTATCATACTTTGTAACGAGGAATCTGCACATAGAGTTGGTGCAAGGTATCTAACATCAGCTACAGGTATGACAATGCATCAGATAAGGAAAGACCCAAGTAAAGCACGTGAACTGTATGAACCTGTAAAAAAGAATATACACATCAAGGATGCATCTAATCGTGACATGGCATGGGTTGAGAGCATATGTAAAGCATACAAGCCTGACATAGTTGTATTAGATATGGGAGATAAGTTTGCTAGGACAGGTGGCTTTGCAAGAACAGATGAAGCACTTAAAGCTAATGCTATTCATGCTAGACAGATAGCTAAACAACATGAGTGTGCAATCTTTTATATGTCACAACTATCTGCTGAAGCTGAAGGTAAGGTTTATCTCAATCAGGCTATGATGGAAGGTAGTAGAACAGGTAAGGCTGCAGAAGCTGATTTAATGATTCTTATAGCTAAAGATACAGTTAAGAATCCTGATAGTGGAGAAGAAGAAAGTCCTGCTAGACATTTAAATATTGTCAAGAATAAATTATCAGGATGGCATGGTGTTGAACATTGCGAATTGGATTATGTAACTGCTAGGTATCAGTAATGCAGAAGGATTTGTTTGGATATGAGAAGCCTGTGATTGAACATGGAGACAGTTTAGTTTGTATCAAGTGTGATATAGAACAGCCAATAGACCAATTCAATGCTATGAAATATGCTAGTTCAGGCGAAGAAAATAAACAGACAGAAATAAAAAGAACTTGTAGAACTTGCATGAGGAATCAATCTAATCTAGTTAAACAACTAAGAAAAACTAACCCATATCCTGATGAGGATTATTGTTGTCCTATATGTGACAGGGATATAAAAGAAATAGGTAAGTATGGTCAACCTAGATTGCAAAATTGGGTACTAGACCATTGCCATGATTCCCTTTCATTTAGAGGTTGGTTGTGCCATCATTGTAATGTTGGTTTAGGTGGATTCTCAGATAGCTTGACAAGATTAAAGAAAGCTGTTATATATTTAACTAAGCACAAGGAGAAATTAAATGAGAAGTAGTCCTGTATATAGAGAAAGAGTTAGAAAACATACAAAGGAACTTATTGAGCAAGGTTATAGCTACACAACTATAGTACAAGGTTATAATTATGCATACACTAAAGACATGTTACCTGAAATACAAGAGGATATAGATTATTATAAAGAACAAGCCAAGATTAATGAGGAAGTTCCTTATTATAGAGAATGGTATGATAATAAAAATTTAAGAAAGGTAGTTAGGCTAACTAAATTAAGAGACTTGATAAAGTTAGGTCTTCACGTTGAAATACATGGTCATCCTAATTTTGGCATTGTAAAAGTAAATGAAAAATATGAGGTTGATTTAATTGATTGGTATTGGTCAGATATATTTAAAACAGAATATGAAAGTAATAAATATGACTTAAATACCTTTTTAAATAAGTATGTTTATGAGGAAAATTACGATGAAGCTAACACTTGATGTAGAGAATACAGTCACACATAGAGATGGTAAACTACATCTTGACCCATTTGAACCTGATAATAGATTGGTCATGGTTGGTTGTCTCACAGATAAAGGAGAGGAGTATCTATTCAGAGATAACTTTGATGGTGTTCAAGAATTACTAGACCAAGCTACAATACTTATAGGTCATAACATAGTACATGACTTATTGTGGCTATGGGAATGTGGATTAAAGTATGATGGTTCAGTCTTTGATACAATGTTAGGTGAGTATGTTTTACAGAGAGGTAATAAACAACCATTATCTCTTGAAGCATGTGCTAACAGATATGACTTAGAGACTAAGAAACAAGATACTATGAAAGAGTATTTTAAAAATAAAACACCTATTGATGAGATACCAAAGCAAGAGTTATCTGACTACTTATCTGCTGACTTAAAAGCCACACAAGAATTATCAGATGTAATCTATAAGAAGCTATACACAGAAGAGTATGCAGGATTAATGAATACAGTTATACTAACAAATCGTGTAGCAGTTACATTGGCTAGAATATATCAGAATGGTTTTACTGTTGATATGAATAAGTTAAATGAAGTTAGAGAAGAGTTTGAGAAAGAAAAGTTAGATATAGAGAACAGACTTAATTTACAGGTAAAGAAATTAATGGGGGATACACGTGTCAACCTCAATAGTCCTGAACAGATGTCTTGGGTTATATATAGTAGAAAGCCTAAAGATAAACTTGAATGGGCAAACACGTTTACACCTTACATGGATGTAACAGACTACAAAAAGAATGTAAAAGATAAATCAGATATTGTGTACAAGACAGAGGCACAGCAATGTGCTGACTGTCAAGGCACAGGTTATTACAGAAAGGTTAAGAAAGATGGAACACCTTATGCTAGACCTACCAAATGTGATAACTGTGATTCTGTTGGCTACATATTTGTTCCTAGTAAATTGGTAGCAGGATTAAAGTTTACTGCACCTAATGCTAAATGGGTTAGTGCTAATGGTTTTACAGTTAACAAAACTAATTTAGCTATACTACAAGGCATAGCTAGAAAGAATAACTTGCAAGAAGCAGTTAATTTTTTAGGTGACTTACAAAGACTATCAGCATTAGATACTTATTTATCATCTTTTGTTGAAGGCATAAATACCTACACTAAATCTGATGGTAAGTTACATGTAAGACTATTGCAACACAGAACTGCGACAGGTAGGTTTAGTGGTGCTGACCCTAACATGCAGAACATGCCTAGAGGTGGCACATTCCCTGTTAAGAAAGTATTCATATCACGTTGGGAAGGTGGACAAATACTTGAAGCTGACTTTGCACAGTTAGAGTTCAGAGTGTCTGCATTCTTGTCACAAGACCAAACTGCAATGAAGGAGATAGAAGATGGATTTGATGTTCATAGTTATACTGCTAGTGTTATTACTAATGCAGGTGAGAAAACATCTCGTCAAGAAGCGAAAGCACATACCTTTGCACCCCTCTATGGAGCAACAGGATTTGGGAGAACGAATGCTCAAGCTACATATTACAAACACTTCACAGAAAAGTACAAAGGAATCGCATTATGGCACTCCAAATTGGCTAAAGAGGCTATAAGCACTAGTAAGATAACTACACCATCAGGTAGACAGTTTGCATTCCCTGATGTCAGAAGAAACTCTTATGGTAAAGTATCTCACTTCACACAAATAAAGAACTATCCTGTTCAGTCATTTGCTACTGCTGATATAGTTCCACTCATTTTAATAAACATAGAGAGTGAGTTAGACAAACTACAATCTTGTATTGTCAATAGTGTACACGATTCTATAGTTATAGATATACACCCTGATGAAGTAGAAAAAGTAATTGACATTATTAAAATAGTAAATAGTAGAATGATTAGTTTAATTAATTCTGCATTTGAGTTAGAGTTCAATGTTCCACTATTATTAGAAGCAAAAATAGGTAATAATTGGCTTGACACTAAAGACGTTATATGATATAACTTATAAACTTTGATAGAAAGGAATAAAATGGTAAATGAAATAACTACAATAGATACTAATAACTATGCAGAGATGGCAAAAGCTATGGGTATCGCAGGAGAAACAGGTTCATCTGATACAAGTAAAGCGAACCCACTCCCAAGAATGAGACTACACCATAATAATATTATGGGCATGAAGAAGATTGGTGATGAAACTGTAGAGACAGTCGTTGTGAAAGCAGGTTCATTCAAACTAGAAAGACCTGACTTACCTATTGTCTACTCGCCAACTGCTGAAATCAGACCCTTTATACAGAGGTTTATGTATAAAAGGTTTGTCAAGAATATGTCTGCTAAGAAGGGTGAACCTATGGGTGTTTATCACAAGACACTTATGGCAGATAATCTAAATAATGACTTAAAGGACAATCAGGGTAGCTTCAACTGTGGTAAGCCATCAGGATATATCAAGGACTTTAAGGCATTACCTGTGGCTACACAGGAAGTAATCAAACAGATTAAAAGAGTACGAGTAATCTTAGGTACTATTGATATGCCTGATGCTAAAGATGAGAAAGGCAACAAAGTTACACTAGAACCTAACACTCCTTTTATATGGGAGATTGACAATCGTGATGCATTTAAGACAATGGGAGAACCTTTTAATAAGTTTAATCAAACCAAGAGACTTCCTGTTCAACACTACATTACGTTGACTAGTGAAGAAAGGAAGATACCTAGTGGTTCATCTTTTTATTTACCTAACTATTCACTTGACTTGCAGAAATCTGTTAAAGTGACAGATGAAGACCAAAATACTTTCATAAACTTCATGGCATGGATAGATAATTATAACAGTTATATATTTAATGAATGGGAAATGAAAGCTAAAGCACCTGTAAGCAAAGAGGATAAAGACATCGTTGATGATTTCATTGATGTTAATGTAGATGAAGAGGTGGTATAGTGAACCATCCTGCTGAAATGATGATTCATCAGTATCTTGAGAATGCCACAAGTGGTAACTCAGCTATGAGTCAAGAAAATATTGAACAAGTAGCTAATGATATTAAAGATGCTTTGAATCGTCAGTTCAACACTAAAAGGGATGACAAGTTTAGGTTACGTATGTCTAATATAGGCAGACCCTCATGTCAGCTTTGGTTTGAAAAGAATAAACCTGAGACTGCGTTACCTAAACCTACCACTTTCATAATGAACATGATGATTGGTGATATAGTAGAGGCAGTATTTAAAGCAGTATTAAGAGAAGCTAATGTAAAATTTGAAAATAGTGATACAGTTACTCTTGAAATTGACGAAAAAACTACTATATCAGGTTCATATGACTTAGTTATGAATGATGCAGTTGACGATATCAAATCTGCATCTGATTGGTCATATAAATATAAGTTTGATTCTTATGAATCTTTACATTCAGGCGATAGTTTTGGTTATGTTGGACAACTAGCAGGTTACGCAAAGGCTTCTAACAAGAAGGCAGGTGGTTGGTGGGTTGTAAACAAAGCAAATGGTCATTTTAAATATGTTCGTGCCAACATTGACATGGATAAAGAACTTGACAAAATCAAAACGAATATAAAGGCAACGGAGTCAGACGATTTAGTGCGATGTTTTGAACCTGAGCCTGAAACTTTTAGAGGTAAACCTACAGGCAATATGGTTTTAAATAAAAATTGCACATTTTGTTCATATAGGCAATCGTGTTGGGAAACTTTACGTGAGTTACCTGCACAGATGTCTCAAGCTAGAGAACCCAAAATGGTTCAATATGTTAAATTGAAAGGAGAGTAGCATGAGTAAATCACTAGATGAACTAAAAGCGAACATTGAAGAAATGGAAAAGCAACTAGCTGAAGCAAAGAAAGAGTATCGTGAGCTACGTACAGCAGGTTTACGTGATGCTATTGAAGCTAGAAAAGCTGCAGATGAAGCAGTAAAAGAAGAGCTTAAAAACTTAGGCTATTCTAATACATATTCATATAGCAATCCATTTATTTCATGGAGAAACTTCTAATTGTCTCCTCACAAAATTAGAAGAGACGCAATAAAGCATGGGTATAGGAGTGGGTTAGAACACACCATATCTGTCTATCTTACAGAGTTAAAGCATAAATATGATTATGAATCTATTAAGATAGAGTGGGAAGATTTATCCTATCGCACCTATACCCCTGACTTTATACTAAACAATGGAATTATAATAGAAACAAAAGGTAGGTTTCTAGCAGTAGACAGAAGAAAGCATTTAGCTATAAAGAGACAACACCCTAACTTAGATATTAGGTTTGTGTTTACTAACAGCAGAAGCAAATTAAGAAAAGGTGCTAAATCTTCTTATGGGCAATGGTGTGACAAATATGGATTTAGGTATTACGACAGGATAATTCCTGAAGATTGGCTCAAAGAAAAGGGCAGGAATAAACACCCTAAATTTATAAAGTTTACAGGTGCTAAAGTAAGGAGAGTTAAATGAGTGTAGGCAATAAAGTATTAGATGAAGATTTTGTTATATGTGTTAGACCACAGATGGATAAGAACTTTAATTGGACAACTGAAGTTAATGTTTTTATAATGACTTCTGAAAATAATCCTCTTAATGATGACGATTACTATGGTGTATTAGATTTCTGTAGGGCTTTATGTGCCACTATAGCTATCATGGAAAAGGATGATGACCTTAGAAAAAGAGCAGTAAAAGAAGCAGATGAATATGAGAAGGCTGAGAAGCCTAAGTTAAAAGTAGTTGACAAAAAAGATAATGTTGTGCTACTATCTTTTGAATCTGATAACGATAATAAATTACAATGATAAGACATTTGGAGTACATGCGAATGAAAGCAGAACAGGAAGAACAAAAAGAAGATATGGTCAATAGCCCTAAACATTACAATGAATCAGGGATTGAATGCATTGATGCTTTGGAAGCTATGTTAGGCAAAGGTTTTGAGTCTTATCTGCAAGGTAATATCGCTAAGTACTTATGGAGATACAAATACAAGAATGGCTTAGAAGACTTAAAGAAAGCTCAATGGTATTTGAATAAACTTATAGAGGTTTGCGATGAGAGTTAAGATTATGGCTACACTTATTATTGACCCTGAAGAATACCCTATTCCTTCAGACGGAGATGTTACAGAAGATTTTGAAGATTATATGCGTGAGCTATTTCACGATTTAGAGGGTGTAAAAGTATCCCACATTAGAATACTAACGGAGTAAAATATGAAAAGCAAT